GATTTAGTGAATTTATGACCAGAGAATCCTGTGGTAGCAAATGCAGACATATTTCCTTGAGGTGTTGTAGAGTCTGTTGAGGAAGTTTGAGCAATTGGATTAACATTAACATGATCCTTTCCACCACCGATATATTCGGGTCTTTGAAGTCTTGCATCTGGTGAAGTAACACCAAAGTGAGATTGAATAACCTCGGTGTATCGAGTACCACCTCGTGCATCTTTTTCTAAAAGTCTTTGAATTTGAAACGCTTCTCTAAGTTGATTTACTGTAGCTGCCGTTGCATTAGATAGATCAGCACGAATATTAGGATATCCTGAATTATTAGGATCTTGTTCGACAAAGAAAGAGTCATCGGCTGTACCACCGTAAACAGTTGAAGCAGAAACATAATTTGTAGTAAAAGTGCCGTCTGTTTCATAATTGGCAACGTTAGAGTCAACATAAGTAGTATTCAATTTTCCAAAACCAGTTATTGGGGCAGAAGTACCAAGAGGTAAAGTAACGGCAGAGCCTTTTTGAGGCCAAGGAAGAGCTGAAGTAAAGTAATCGTGTCTTTTGCCACGTTTTAATAGGGTATAATTTGATGCGGTATCAGGACCGTCTCCTTTATCGACAGTTACACTGTCTTGTAAGTTTTCGTCTCTAAACCATTCATTATATACAAGATTATAAGCCCGACCACAAAAGTTATTGTAAGATAGACTAACACCAGTTGGTACACCAAAGTAATCGTATAAAGTTGAATTAGCAACAGTGTTGCTTTGTATTTGAGGAATAAGGTAATCAGTTGAATCACCAGGGTTATCTTGTTCACCACAGAATTTTTCCCAGTTATTCCATAGCAGTCTATAAGGAACTGCAAAAAAGAAAGTTTCTATATGAAGATTATCCATATATGGGTGTAAGGGCGTACTTAAACGCCCAAAACCAGTAGCATCGCATTGAAAAGTGTCGCCTGGAAGAGCCTCGTCGAAGAATATTGGAACTAAGTAACCAGCATCCATGGTTGTTTTTAAACCATGTGTTCTATTAAATACTGAACGTTGAATATCGACTTTAGGTATTCTTGAAAAGTCTTTTGTTAATGTTGTAGGTAGTGTTCCAGCTCTTCCGAATAGTGACATTTATTGCTCCATTGAATCCTTAAGATTTTTAATTTCTATAATCAATTCAGGATTATGAGGAAGTACTTGACCTTGAATTTGGTCAAATATACCTATTTTATATAATGCGTAGTCTTCTGAATGATTGTAAAATTGATGTTGTTTTTGTTGTAAAACGTCTTGTATCGCTCGTATTGAAACTCCATTGTTAAGTTCCGCAAACGGAGATTGATAAAGCTCGCTCTTTTTGTCGTATATACTATATATTGATTTATCCATATCTAGTAGCCTCATTAATTGTTAAAACTAAATGTATGGATTTTTGTCTTATATTATGAAAATGAATTTTGCATAATATACAGTAGAGGACTTGTCCACACAATATGTGGATCATAAGTCTCTTAATAGTTGTTGTAAAGAACTAATTTTAACTTTTTCTGCTTTAAAAAGTTGTTCATAGTCTGGGTCTTCATAATTTTCCATGCGTTTTTTCTTTATTTGATCCCTCTCCCCTTCTGAAAGTAGGTTGTCATAATATCGAGGGGGCTTTACTTTAAAGCCATTTATTACGACATAGTCGTGAGGGTATACATCTGTTTTATATTTTTGAAACCAGTTATATCCAATACCTGGTCTTCTTGACATTGTTGCATATTCTGGTTCGATTTGATCCATCTCTCCAGTTTCTGGATTAGTTCTCCAGTAATGGTCTTTGGCTTGATCGCCATTTATTTTTTTTATTATATATCTAGCAGTATAAGCTGAAGTATGAAAGTTACAGTCGCCAATAAAAGTATGACCATAAGGCCATAGCTTCTGTAATTCTTCTGAAGTGTATAAATTGTGCCCTTTAGATTTTTTAAATAGTTTCTTATCTGGGAAGTCATACCCAAAGATAAGAGCATGATAATGAGGTCTGAGATTTTTTTCACCATATTCTCCTGAATGGAAGAAACGTATAGTAGGGTGCTTTTTTCTCAATCGTTTCATAAACAATTGAAAATCACGCACATTAAGAGAAAATGGATTTTCTCTTTTAACAAGTTCTTCTGGATTAAAGGTAAAAGTTACAAAGCAGTTGTTTTGATGCATTTGAGCTTCATGTACGCAACGAATTGCCCATTGTCTTGAGTAACTCAATCTACAGCCGATACATCTACCACATGGTAGAAAGGCTGATTTAATAAAGTTAGCTGATGGAAATGTTGCATTTTGAAATGCTTCTGTATAACTAAATGTTATTTTTCTTTTACTAGAATTTTCCCCTCTAGTCCAATAGGCTTCGAGGGGGTGATAGCAAGTCATCTATATTCTATATCCACCACGCATAGGCTTAGCATGATTTCTTTTTCTTATTTTCATTGCATTCCTAGAAAAGTTTTTTCTAGAGTGTGATCTTTTCATTTTTCGTCTAAAAGCCATAGTTTTTATTCCTTTCTTTGGTTAAGGTGTCAGTCAGCACACTTACAACAAGTAGAAAGTGTGCTAGAGGCTACTCCTCCTCCTTCTTTGTGGGAGAGACAGAAGGCGTAGCCTCAGGTGTTTCAGGAGGCACTGAAACGGTTTTTTCCATAGGTTTTTTGGCTAAACCCATAGATACAAGTTGATCCAGATTGTCTGGATTTGATGCAAAATCAAAGAATTGACCAGGGTCATTATTAAATTGTTTTCTAACATCCGAGGGTAATTCCAGGAAGTTCTCCTGGGCATATTGAATAGTACGAAGCGATTCATGATAGTCTACTATTGTAGAGAAGTCACCGTATTGGGCTACACCTTTTCTTACGTTAAGGATTACGCCTTCGGTGTCATATTTTTTTATTATATTATGAATATCAGCTTCGTCTTTATAATGTTGTTGAGTGAGAGATTCTCCTATTGTATTGTAGGACACTCGGTATGTTTGACCTTTAGTAGTAGGATAAGGTGTTTTAAATGGTAGTACATTTTTTTGTTTTGCTATTGACATATTGATCACTTGAAATTTTGTTTAAAGTATTCTTGTAAACCTGAAAGATCAGATTTACGCTTTTTAAAGGATCTTCGTTTAGTAGAAGATGATTTTTTTGTGTACATGTTTTCACGTACAGATTTTAAATAACTTTTAAGGACTTTCCCTGATGTAGCCGGAGGATCAGGTAGAACACTAGCTATAGATTTAGATTTATTCATATTTTGAGATAAAGTTTGATTAGCAACTTTAGCTGAATTAGTATTTTTATTAGATAAAGCTTTCATAGCTTTAATAGTTAAGATTGTTGCTGGTATTTTAGCAAAATCAAGAGTAGATCGTTGAGAAAGTAATGATGGTGGTATACCTAAACCAGTATAAAAGTCGGCTTCTTGTTTAGCGACTTTAGCATTAGATGTAGCAATGCTTGCATTTTGTTGAGCAAGATTTGCTTGAGATGCGTTAAGAGCAACGTCTACTGGATTAGATTTAGCACCAGCTGGAGTGGAAGCTCCACCTTGTTTATAAGCAAGTATAGGATTTAGTCCGGCTTTTTTTAGATCAGCCATGGAACGTTGATAAGCAGTAGATGACATTCTTTCTTGAAATGCCATCTGTTCTCTTGCAACAGATTGATCAACTTTATTTCGCCTATGAGCCGAAAAGGCTGATGAAGCCATTGCTAAATAAGGTAAAGGACTCATTAGAAATGGTCTATTAAGCCAGGTACACCATAAGTAGGCATTGGTCTGGCACATTTTAGATCAAAGTACATATCTAAAAGTAGGTTAGGGTAGGGGCTAGTCGTCGCAGTCACACGATCGACCGGGGGATTTTCCTCTATGAACGAACTATTTAATGCTGGTAAGCTAGCAAAGTCTATGGCTAAGTGCCAAGTGTCTAAAGTTTGAGCATAGTTTGAACGAAATTGACCAGTTATCATTGATGGTTTGTATCGGTATTCGGCAAAGCGTTCTTGGTATCCGAATACATTGTCATCGTCTGATGTACCTTGAGCATATATTTCTTTATTTAAAATAGATTGTTCGCCAAGGTGAGCTAGTGAAGGCCAGTAGAAGTCATAACGAGTTTGACGGCTAAATTGTCTTGGAAGTCCTTGTTGATAAGTAAGATCGGCATACACGCAAGCGAGTCCAAGTAT